AGTATGGACAAGAATGATATGATATGAAATCTTTGGAATTGCTATAAGGATTGTTTTCCTTAATAACACGATTACTAGATATAGCGGAGAGATATAAATTTCCAATGCAAGAGATCTGGGATGAAGTCTCGCGATCGAATTTTTCAAAAGTTTCGGATAATGGAAAGATTATTAAAAATGAATATGGTAAATTACTAAAACCTGCTCATTTTTCTCCTGCTGATATTGAAAGTATTCTAAAGCGCCATAAAATCGTTTAAAATCATTAACATAAGTAATATTTGGAGTTAAGGATAAATGAAAGAAATAAACGTAATTAAAAGGGATGGTCAAAAAACTCCATTAGATATCAGTAAGATTCAACGTCAAGTTAGAAATTGTTGTTATGGCATTTCTAATGTATCAGAATCGATGATTGAGATTAAATCTCAATTAGAATTGTATAATAATATTAAAACTACTGTTATTGACGAACTATTGTTAAAAGCAATGGTCAATTTAATTGATGAGAATGAAAATCCTGATGTTGGGCATGTTAACTATCAATATGTAGCAGGTCGTCAAAGATTATCTATGCTTCGTAAAGAAGTTTATGGAAAATATTCTGTTCCAAGTTTATATTCTATTGTTGCCCGTAATGTTGAGATAGGAATGTATTCTACAGAACTATTAGAATGGTATACGAAAGAAGAATGGGATCAAATGGATGAATTTGTTGATCATAGCAAAGATGAAAAGTATACTTATTCTGCAATAGAACAGTTATATGATAAGTACCTAGTACGAAATAGAGTTACTAATAAAATCTATGAAACTCCACAGGTACGATATATTGTTGCAGCTGCAACTATTTTTTATAATGAGAAAAAAGAAAATCGTTTAAAATATATTAAAAGTTATTATGAACTGGCTTCTAATGGTGCTTTTACTTTGGCTACTCCTCTTCTAGCTGGATTAGGAACTCCAACAAAACAATTTTCGAGCTGTGTTCTTATTCGTGTAGGAGATTCATTAAAATCAATATTTAGTTCTGGTGCTATGGTAGCAAATTATGCAGCTAAACGTGCTGGAATTGGAATTGAGGTAGGATCAATTCGTCCTCTTGGTACTCCTATTAGAAAAGGAGAAGTTAAACATACTGGACTTATTCCTTTTCTCAAAAAATTATTTTATGATCTAAGAAGTTGTTCACAAGGATCTATTAGAAATGCTAGTTGTACTGTTTTTTATCCTATTATACATGGACAATATGAAGATTTAATTGTCTTAAAGAATAATCAGGGAACTGAGGAGACCAGAATCCGACATATGGATTACGGTGTCGTGCTAAATAATTTCTTCTGGAATAAATTTAAGAACAAAGAAAACATTACTTTATTTAATCCTGACGAAGTTCCTGATTTATTTGAGGCTTTTTATACCGACAGTGAATTATTTGTTGATTTGTATAAAAAATATGAGAATAAATCTGGTATATATAAGAAAGTATTTTCAGCAGAAGAAATCTTTAAGAATGGTATTCTTAAAGAACGCATTGATACCGGAAGAATTTATTTAGTCAATATCGATAATGTAATGAATCAGGGACCGTTCGATCCTAAAATTCATACAATATATCAATCAAATCTATGTTTAACAGGTGATACTAGTATAGATGTTATGGATGAAGCCGATAATATTATGTCTATGAAATTACACGACTTCGTAGAAATCTATGACGAAAATAAAAATTTTAAAGTAAAAACAAGGCATCTTGGAAAAGATATTGATACGTGGTCTGTTATATCGGCAGCAGCAAAAACAGCTACTGTTGAAGAATTATTTGAGATTGAAGATGAGTATGGCAATGTGATCAGATGTACACCAGAACATCGTATATTTACTTTTAATCGTGGATTTGTACGAGCAGATCAATTAAAAGAAACGGATCAATTGTGTTCTGATAGATCATAACGCTTCTTTATCGGGGTCTAAATATCATGTCTGGTTTGTGTATCAAGTCGGACATTAAACAGAAGTCTGAAAATACTAAAACCGAAGATATAAAACAGACCATCTTCAGTGGTGTATTAGTTCATAATAAGGATAATACGAGAATTTAAATGATTAAGATAAGAAAACTTAAAGTTCAGCCAACGGAGGTATATGATATATCAGTACCAGAAACGGAATGCTTTTATGCTAATAACATTTTAGTGCATAATTGTCTAGAAATTTTGCTTCCTAATAAACCATTTGAATCTTTAGATGATGAAAATGGAAGAATTGCTTTATGTACATTATCAAGTATAAACTGGGGATTTTTTAAAAGTGCTGAACAACTAAAAGAAGTATGTTCAATATTAGTTAGGGCATTATCAAATATTTTAGGATATCAAGAATTTCTTTCGATTCAATCTAAGCTATCTAATGATGAAATAGAACCTTTAGGTATTGGGGTTACTAATCTTGCGTATTGGATGGCTAAGAGAGGACTCCATTATGGAGAATCTGATGCTTTAGCAGAAGTTAAAAAATGGATGGAACATCAGGCTTTCTATTGTATAGAAGAATCTGTCAATCTTGCAAAAGAAAAAGGTCCATGTAAACATTCTCATTTAACTAGATATGGAAAAGGTATATTTCCTTGGGAGATTAGAAACAAAAATGTAAATGAACTAACGGATTTTACTCCTAGTGCTAATTTAAATTGGGAAGTTCTTAGACAAGATATGTTAAAATATGGAATTAGAAATGCAACATTATTAGCAATTGCTCCTGTGGAAAGTTCTTCTGTTTGTATTAACTCTACTAATGGTATAGAAATGCCTGTACAGTTAATCTCTACAAAAGAATCTAAAGGTGGTGTTATTGTACAAGTTGTTCCTGAATACCATAAACTGAAAAATAAATATGATTTGATGTGGGAACAGAAAGATTGTGTTGGATATCTTAAAACTGCTGCTGTATTAGCTGCTTATGTTGATCAGTCTATATCAACAAATACTTTCTATGATCCTGCCAATTATCCAGAAGGTAAAATTCCTGCTACATTAGTGTCTAAAAATCTTATGTTAGCTAATTATTGGGGAATCAAAACCATTTATTATAATATAATTAATAAACAAGGCAAAAAAGTTTTTCTTGAAGAGAAAGAAGAAGTTTGCGAAAGTTGTGTATTATAAGAGGACTTTATGAGATCTAGTTATAACTTTTCAACTTCTACTGATTATTTAAGTAGAAAAATGTTCTTAGATGATGCTGGACAAGTTTCTGTCCAGCGATTTGAAGAAGTAAAATATCCAAAGATTCAGAAATTTGAAGAAGTTGCACGTTCTTTTTATTGGGTTCCTGAAGAAATTACATTGACAAAAGATAAGATTGACTTTAAAGAATCTACAGATGCTATTAAGCATATCTTTACTTCAAATTTATTAAGACAAACCGCATTAGATAGTATTCAGGGAAGAGCGCCTTCTCAAATATTTATTCCTGTGATATCTATTCCAGAACTAGAAGCATTAGTGTTAAATTGGGGATTTTTTGAAACGAATATCCATAGTAAATCCTATTCTCATATTATACGAAATATCTATAATGTTCCAAAAGATGAATTTAATAAAATTCATGATACCCAAGAAATCATTTCTATGGCTTCTAATGTTGGTAAGTATTATGATGATCTTTATCTATTAAATTGTAGAAAAGACTTGCTTAATGATGTAAACCTTTATGAACATAAAAAAGCTATTTGGTTAGCACTAAATGCTTCTTATGCATTAGAAGCTATTCGTTTTATGGTTTCTTTTGCAACTAGTTTAGGTATGGTTGAAAATAAGATATTCATAGGCAATGGGAATATTATTAGACTTATTTTACAAGATGAATTGCTTCATACAGAATGGACAAAATATATTATTAATACAGTAGTAACAGATGATCCAGACTTTGAGCAATTAAAGAATGAATGTGGAGAGGAAGTATATAATATGTACTTGTCTGTTATTGAAGAAGAAAAACAATGGGCTTCTTATCTGTTCAAAAAAGGAGTAGTAATAGGATTAAACGCTCATATCTTAATTGAATTTGTTGATTATATGGCTTTTAACAAGTTAAAAGACATTGGCATTAAGTATCATGTAGATAATATAAAAAATAGCCCTATTCCTTGGTTTGGTAAATATTTAAGCAATAAATCTTCTCAAACGGCTTTACAAGAATCGGAATCTATTTCATATGTTATTGGAGCTATGTCCGATACTATTGATTATGATGAATTGCCAGAATTATAAAAGGAGAAATACGTGTATATCATTTGGAGTAAAAACAATTGTCCAGCTTGTAACAAAGCAAAACTATTATTACAATCTAAAAATATCAATTATGAAGAACGATTAATCGATGGAGTGGTTTGGACGAGAGAATCTTTATTAAAACAAGTCCCTTTTGCTAAAAGTGTTCCTCAGATATTCTTTAATGATGAATATATTGGCGGTTATGAAGAGCTTGCGAAAGTTCTACAGTAGTATTCATAAATAAGGATGTATTCTTATTACAGGGAGTTTCCATGAAAAAAAGTTTAGATATTATATGTGAAAATTGTGATTCTGAATTTTCACTTTCCTTTCAGGAAAATTTAGTTCGCTCATATGAGGAACTAAAATGTGCGTTTTGTGGTCAAAATATAGAGATTCCTTCTGATGAAGAAGATGAAGATGGATATTTTGAACAAACTGATATGTGGGATGACGTTTGACATGGTATTATCAAGACGAACCTTTTAATGATCCTTTAGATTATTTTGGGTTCGTCTATATTATAGAAAACATTATAAACAATAAAAAGTACATAGGAAAAAAACAATTTTACTTTAAAAAATATAAAAAAGTAAAAGGAAAACGAAAATCCTATTTACAAGAATCTGATTGGCGAGAGTATTGGAGTTCTTCTGATATATTAAAAGAAGAAGTTCAGAATATTGGTAAATATAGTTTCAAGAGGACTATTCTGGTTTTGTGTAAAACTAAATCCGAATGTTCTTATTGGGAAAGCAAATTGCAATTTGAATATGACGTTTTGATAAAACCAGAAGAATTTTACAATGAATGGATCATGTGTAAAATAAGGCGTTCTCATTTGATCAAGAGGAAATAATAATGAATAGTTATGAAGAAGCCCTTGAAAAATATAAAAATAATATAGCATATGAAGTATATCTCCATGATAATTCATCATTTGAAGTTGAATTCAGTGAAAAAAAGGCTTTGATCGAATTACTAACTCATGACGTTGTTTTTCTTAATACTCATTGGTGGGAATTAGAATGGCCTGATGATGCGAAACAAACTGTTAGTTTAAATGTTGAAGTTAGTGATGTGTTTTTATGGGGAATATCAGATGCAGAAGAACTCCTGTATAGTGAAATAAAAGAGTTATATGATTATTGGTATGTCGATGTTATTTGGGGATCTGCTATATGGGTAATTAAAAAAAGAAATTATATGCCTCAAAAACCTGTATATGATGCAATCATGGAAAAAGGAATTTGGAATCTAGATTGTATGAATCTTAGACCAAATAAAGAGTGTTTGTTTTGGAAACGTTATAACGAAAATTAGGTGATCAGTGTCTATTAAAGAAACATTAAAAGAAATATTCGAAAGTAAAATTGATGGGGTTAGTTTTATACCAGCAGATTCAAGTTTATCTGTTAATATAAAAGGTTTTTCTTATGCTAAAAAGTCTAAATATGAAAAGTATGATATTGGATATGTTTATCATATCTTAATATATAAGTGCGAGTATGATGGAACTATAACCACACTAGATAATTTTGAAGCAGTATTAACTGATCCTTATGTCTATGTATCTAATCTTATAGAATGTGACTTCTATGGTGTGGTTTCTAAAAAAACAAAGAAATCTAATTCTTTTATTAAAGAAGTTTATGCACAGGTGAAAAAATTCTATGTTCAAGAATACGAAAAAACCTAAAGTTAGTATTAATCTTGAATCTTTATTTGTAGGTGAAGAACCCACATTTGGAGATAATAATGAATTGCCTTTGGCTCGTTGTTTATCATGGTATTCTAATCAAAAATCTTGGGAAGATTCTAAGAAATATACTATTGATTATGCCAAATTACTTAAGTTAGATAAACATTTAATAGAATCTTTATCTAATCAATCTGAAGATATATTTAAAAATCTTGGTTTTGTTTGTAGAATGACTTCTAGAGGTGCAAATTTAAACAGAGAAGATTGGATACTATCTAGAATAAAAGAAATATCAGAATTTGATAAGTCCAGTGTAAAAATATCAGAATTTTCTACTAAACCAAATAAAGATAAGAATATTCAGGATAGGATATATGATATTTGTTCTGATTATATCTCAGAACTAGAAGATCATATTGATCAGTTTATTAAAACAAAAAAGAAAGTGGAATTTGATCCTTACTCATGGATGATCAAAAATGAAGTTAAAAGTGTTCATGCTAGACAAATAAGAAATCATTTTATTCCTTTACAAGAAGAACTAGAATGTGTCCATAGTAATAGCGATCCTACATTAACAGAAGGGTATTCTTCTTATACAAAAAAACAAATTAAATTGTTTTTGGAGCTGGTGTTATCTATCATACAGGATTGTGATAGAATTATATCCAATACTAAGTTAACTAAAAAACCCAAGAAAAAGAAACCTATATCACTTGATAAAAAAGTGTCTAGACTTCAATATAAAAAAGAAGATACCGAATATAAAGCCATTTCAGTTTCACCAACTGATATCATTGGAGCAAAACAACTTTGGGTGTTTAATGTCAAGTATAAAAAATTAGGATATTATGTTTCTCAAGATGATTCTGGATTTGGTGTAAAAGGTACGACGCTTACAGGATTTGATACAAATTTTTCTATACAAAAGAACGTTAGAAAACCGTTAGATATATTACCTATTATTAGCAAAGGAAAAAGAACAGAATTAAAAAATGTAATGGAATCAATAAATAGTAAAGAATCTCTGTTGACAGGACGATTCAATTGTGATACAATGATATTGCGTGTAATTAAATAGGATTTTTATGCTCTTAATCGATCTAAATCAAGTTGTATTATCTGGTCTTTTGGTTCAAATTTCACCAAAAGATGTATTAAATGAAGATTTAATCAGACATATTGTATTAAATACTCTTAGAAATAATATCAAAAAATTTAAAGAATATAATGAGGTTGTTATCTGTTGTGATTCTAGGAACTATTGGCGAAAAAAATACTATAAACATTATAAAAGTCATAGAAAAGAAATTCGAGAAAAATCAGCATTAGATTGGAATCTGATTTTTAAAACTCTTAATCAAATAAAACAAGATTTACGCGAGTATTTTCCGTATAAAGTTGTTGAAGTTGATGGTGCAGAAGCAGACGATGTGATTGCAGTTTTGACAAGCAGACACTCTATGAGTGAGTCTGTATTAATATTATCTTCAGATTCTGATTATAAGCAACTCCATCAATATAAAAATGTAAAACAATATAATCCTACGTTAGGAGTATATGTTAAATCTCATGATCCTGTATCTGAATTAACAGAAAAGGTTATTAAAGGAGATAGAGGAGATAATATTCCAAATATACTTAGTAACGATGATGTGTTCTTAACAAAAACTAGACAAAAACCTATTACCGCTAAATTGTTACAATCATTATTGAATAGTGGTGTCGAATCTCAATTAACAGAAGAACAACTCCTTAATTATAAAAGGAATAGAATATTAATTGACTTCAATTTTATTCCATTAGATATTAAAACTAATATCATAGCAGAATATGAGAATATAACACCTAGTCCAAGGAAAAATATCTATAAATATATGGTAAAAAATAAATTGTCTATGTTATTAGAACATATTGGAGATTTTTAAATGGTAAAAAATGTGTATGAAATTTTAGATGAGTTTGTTTCAATCGAAGGTCGAGAAAATAAAAAAGTGTTCTTACGAGAAAATGCTTTTCCTTATTTTCTTCAGGTATTAAAATATACTTTTGATCCACAATATCAATTCTATATAAAAGAATTCCCCAAAAAATATATCACACCTGATACTTTTCCAGGATTACGCTATGCAGGAATTGAATCAGAAATTCGTAAATCTTATTTGTTCTTAAAAGGAAATGAGGTAGCAGATATATTAGATGATACAAAACGAGAAGAACTATTAACTCAAATGATTGAATCTTTTGAACCAAGAGAAGCAGAAATCTTTGTTAACATGATGCTAAAGGATTTAAAAACAAAATATTTAACTTATAATCTAGTAAAAGAGGCATTTCCAGATTTATTACCATGAATGATAAAAAATACACAAAAAAAGATATAGAATTTGATTTAAAAAAACGTAAAAAACCAAAAAATAATTCAAAATTCGATCCCCTAAGAAAAAATAAAAAATTTTATATGCAAAACAATTATGAATAAATCTAAAGAAATCTATAGTCAATTCGTCAATAAGCCTTTTTCATATGGTGAAGTTGTTTCTGTTATCCTAGAAAATAATGGGCGTCCTATTTCATCATTACCACAAGAAGATTTTGTTTTCCCAGATAATTCTGTTATTAGATTGACTAATACAGGAGTACAGCTCTTGGAATTATTAGAGGAGTGAAAAAATGGCCGACAAATTGAAAGCGCCATTTCCATATTTTGGAGGGAAGTCCAAAGCATCGTCGTTAGTGTGGGAGCGTTTCGGCGATGTACTCAACTATGTTGAACCATTCTGCGGCAGCGCCGCCATGCTGTTAGCCGCGCCAGAGGGCAAACGAGTCGAAACCATCAATGATGCTGACGGCTTTATCGTCAATTTCTGGAGAGCTGTGCAATACGACGCGGACGCCGTAGCATATTGGGCTGACTGGCCCGTGTCGGAACTCGACCTTACCGCCCGCCACGGATGGCTGGTTAACCGGGCTGATCGGCTGAAGTGGTCATTGGAAGATCCGAATTTTTATGATGCCAAGGTTGCCGGATGGTGGGTATGGGGCGCATGTAGCTGGATAGGTTCCGGCTGGTGTCAAGGGACAGGTCCGCATCAATCAAACGGGGTGAGTGTCATTGATACCCGCAAACTTCCACACTTGGGTGACGCGGGGAGGGGAATAAATCGCCAACTTCCGCACTTGGGTAACGCGGGGAGGGGAATAAATCGCCAACTTCCGCACTTGGGTAACGCGGGGAGGGGAATAAATCGCCAACTTCCGCACTTGAGCGCGGGGCAGGGCATCAATCGCAAACTGGGTAACGCGGAGCATAATCGCACCGCGTTTATCCGGAATTGGATGCACAGTCTGGCCGACCGATTGCGTGACGTTCGTATTACCTGTGGTGATTGGAAACGTGTAGCGCAGTCATCTAGCGTGACGCATCGTCATGGAATCACAGCAATTTTCCTTGACCCTCCTTATGCCCATGGGGCGATGGATTATGCTGCTGGCGGCGTAGGTGGTGAACTGGCTCGCGCCGTAGGTGATTGGTGCATTGATGCCGGTCAGCATCCAAAACTACGCATTGCCCTGTGCGGCCATGCGGGGGACCATGACGAACTAGAACAGCATGGCTGGATCGCGGAATCTTGGAAAGCCGGTGGTGGCTATGCCAGATCTAAACTGGCCACCGACAAACGGAAGTCGGAAACCATCTGGTTTTCTCCTGCCTGTCTGCGGGCTGAGCAATACCAGTTATCCATGCTGTTGCAGAGCTGTGACGAGTGATCCGCCCTATGCCGTAATTACCATCCCTTTTTTTAATGTATAAAAAAAATATAAATACTATTATAGTCTTGAGCCACAAGACACCGAAAGGTGTTGTAGTGGCTACGGCAATAATGCCGACATAGTTGGCGCAATGAATGTATTAAGCCGAGGACATCGGCAGTTAGCCTGCCTAGCGAGTGGTGCAGTAATACCACCGGCAACAGGAACCAGTGAGAAGCGGTGACGCAATATCACTCCGAAAGGAATCACCGTCCCTTTAGGGCGGTGAGGATGTCAGTACATACCAATACAAGAACTATAAGTATTTCAAGAAAATTAGCAGGGATTAATCGTTAATGTATATATCTGATAACTAAGCTCTTTCTTATTATAATAAAACGGCATACACCGCTTGATTACTTGGTACCTAGAATTTCCACCCATGTTACAAAGATAGCACGGACGTTAGAACTCGCAGAGAAAATATCATAAGGTTTGATTTCTAATGCAGAATCTAATCGCGATGGTCAGTGAAAAGCGGGCGGGAAGTTATCTTCATCAACCGGCTATTCCGAATACCCCAATAAAATAAAGAGGAAACTAATGAAATCATTTAGTCAATTACGAGAAGAACAAGTCCTTATTCAATTGTATTCGGACATTCAACAATTATCTGAAGATACTATTATTAATTTATTAGAAGATGAATCTAATGATAGTGAATTCAGAGAGGTTTTATATCAGTATGCTATTGCTAATGATATTGTGGAAGAAGTTTATTTTGGTGATATGTCAGTTGAAATGTTATATTCATTAGTAAGTGAAAACAACGTTCCTGAACATATTGTTGCAAATGCTATTATTACTTTATTTGAAAAAAATGAAATAGTATTATCAGAACAAGAATTATATGAGTTAGTAGAAGCAGCACAAGGAACATTACCTTCTTATAAATCTACTGCTGTAGCTCGACCTTCTTCCACTTCTATTGGTCCAGTTAATAAGCCAATGAAGGATATGGGTTGGGCAAAAGCAATGTCGTCACCAAAATTACCTGCTCCAGCAGTTGGTTCTGTAGCTAAAACAACATTAAAAGATGTTGCTAAAAGTGCATTAGGTGCGGCAGGTAGATTAGTGAATAAGTATTCTCCACATGTTGCTGCTTTAGGTGCTGGTTATGAAGCTGGTAAAGCTCTAAATAAAGCATCTTCTACTGTTAGTGGATATACTGATAAACTTGGTAAATCTATTGCTGGCGGATTACAAAAAATTGGTATTGGTGCTTCTCCTGAAGTAGTAAAAGCAAAAAGCCCAACTTCTTCATATAAACCACAATCTACTGCGCCACAAACTTCAGTTCCGGCTAAATCTGGCGGTGGTATTGTTACTTTCCCTAAACCAGCTTCTTCTAGTATGGGAACAGCAGCTAAACCATCTTCTTCTAGTATGGGAACAGCAGCTAAACCAACTACAGGAGTTTCTTCTGTTAGAAAATCTATGCCTTTTGTTTCTAATATGACAAAATCAGTATCTCCTTCAATCGATATGGATGATTTGAGGGCTTCTGCTGCTAAAATGAAAACTGCAACTACTGGATTGACTGCTCAAACAGGAAAAGCTGTTTCTGCTTTACAGAAAATAGCACCCTCTGCGAGATCAGAAAGACCTACTTCGCCTGGTGGAATTAGTTCTACTAGTATTCATAAAGATATTGCAGCTCTTGGTGGTGAACCAACTAAACCTGTGTCCGGTTCTAACCAACCCGCAAAACCTCCACAATTATCAGCTTCTTCTCTTAAAAAGAATCCTAGTGCTGGTGGTGGTAGGTGGATGTAATTTAATTGGAGTATAATATGTTTAATGTTAAAAATAAAGCCTTGTATCTTTTCGCTAATAATTATTTTGGTAATGATTCTAATAAAATGTCTATATTTGATCGTGTAGTAGGTGTCATAAAGAGACAACGAAAAACTACTGATTATTTTCAAGATATTGTTGCAGGAGCACTAAAAGAAATTGATAATATGGAAGAATTTTCATTAACGGAAGATGAAAAAATGCTTGTAATTTGCCTTGCTATAATGTACACTAAGTAAGTTAGCAAGCATCCTTAAACTATAAAAGGGAGGCTTATGTCTCCCTTATTTTTTAATATAAGATTATGCCTTTTTTAATTCTATTACTATTTTCTAGTAATGTTTTTTCTTTTTCTACTGATAAAAACACGTTTTTGACCACAACTATTACATGGAAAGCGGTTGACAATGTACAAGAAGCATGTAATAACGAAGCAGTCAAACGTAATTTTCCTAAATATTCCTATAAGATTGACGCATGTTCATTCTGGGTAGATGATAACTGTTTAATTATTACAGCAAAAACACTTAACCATGATACCATTGGACATGAAGTTAGGCATTGTTTTTCTGGCAATTGGCATAAATAGAGGTAAATATGACACAGTTTAGATTTTTTCTTTTTTCTTTAGTTCTTTTTGTTGTTTCTGTTTTTACTTTTGTAAAGTATCCGGAATTACAACATGATCCTATTAATACAATTAAATCTGTATATCAACAATCTGTGCATAATACATAATATATTGCTTTTATAATTTAATAGTAGAATAATTATCTCGTCAAAATATCCAAGTTTTAGGTATTATTATGAACAATGCTTGGGAAGTAATCAAAACTCTTGAAGCTACTAATTCGAGATTAGAAAAAGAAGCAATTATTGCTTCTGTAATTGATAATAATGAATTTTTTGAAGGATGTCTTTGGGCATTAGATAACTTAAAAACCTTTGGTGTAAAACAAGTTCCAGAGAAAACAGATGGAAATGGTAAAGGGGTTCCTTGGTCTAATTTTGTCAATGTTCTTAATGATCTTGTTAATCGTAACATCAGCGGAAATGTTGCTCGTAATACTATTAAACAAATCATGGATGAGGCTACTATAGATCAATGGAATTATTGGTATAGAAGGATTCTCGTCAAAGATCTTCAGTGTGGAGTTTCAGTAAAAACTCTTAATAAAGCTATTCCAAAAGAACGTGCTGGTTATAAAATTCCAGTGTTCTCTTGTCAATTAGCAGAAGATGGAAAGAATTTTCCTAATAAAATGCAAGGGAAAAAACTTTGTCAGGTTAAATTAGATGGTGTGCGAGTATTATCAGTAGTATATCCTTCAGGAAGAGTTGATCAATTTAGTCGTAATGGTAAAGAATTATCCAATTTTAATCTTATTAAGGATCAATTAAAAAAAGTTTCTAGTTCATTGACAGAACCAATGGTTTTTGATGGTGAAGTCATGAGTGCTTCATTTCAGGATTTAATGAAACAAGTTTTTCGTAAAAGTTCTGTTGATACTTCTGATGCAGTACTTTATGTTTTTGATATGATTCCATTAAACGATTTCTTATCAGGAATCTATAAGAAACCACAATTAGAAAGATCAGAACAATTAATTGAATGGAAAAATAATAATATTAATATTTCTAATATTGAAGTACTTTATCATGAAGTAGTTGACTTGGATACAAAAGAAGGTTATATTAGACTTCAGGAAATCAATAAAAAAGCTCTAGAGAATAAATACGAAGGCATAATGCTAAAGGACATTGGCGCATTTTATGAAAATAAAAGAACTACTTCATGGTTGAAAATGAAACCTTTCATTGAAGTATCATTAGTAATTAATGATGTTATTGAAGGTACTGGAAAATATAAAAATTCAATGGGTGCTATTGAATGTTCTGGCGAAGATTCAGGATATTTCATTAATGTAAGTGTTGGTTCTGGATTTACAGATGATATGAGGAATCTAGTATGGAATCGTAAAGATGAAGTTGTTGGTTATGTAGTTGAAATTATTGCAGATGCTATCACTCAAAATAAAGATAAGACTTATAGTCTGAGATTTCCTAGATTTAAGAGTTTTAGAGGATTTGAAATGGGCGAGAAAATTTAATGTAAAAAAGGAGAATGTTATGTCAGGGTGTACTGTAAAGAAATGTACTTGTAAAGCTGAACAATTTCAATGTGCAGAATATCAAGATAAAAAATATGGTAATCAAATGCGAGTTATGAATTATGATCAAAAGAAATCAGAACTAACTTGTACTGTATGCGGTAAAGTTGTAAAAGTTTAATGTAATCCAGCGGATGTAGTTCAGTGGCAGAACGTCAGCCTTCCAAGTTGAATGTCATCGGTTCGAATCCGATCATCCGCTCCATTTATCGTTCATATATCTATTTTGAATTTGGATCTGACGTGAATCTTTAGCAGATAATTTTGA